CATTTTTAATATTGAATGTTCAAATCAACACATTGAACATTTATGGTTAAAGAGAACTTCTTTTTGCGAGAATATTTTAGTATGTAAAAATTTTAAAATAGAGAAAACGCAACGAGGAGGTCTTGACGAATTTTTTGAAACAATATAACGCAATTATGTAATAACGCGACAATGCTATTACAATAACAAAGAAACTTTTATTTTATTATTTTTATTATTTTTCTGCTTTTTTTGCCATACATCTTTTTTCTTCTTGAATATTTTCCCATATTTTTTAAATACTTATTTGTAATACTAAAAATAGTCCATGGCATTTGTGGTCTATTGTGTAAATAAGGTCTCAAAAACGCCCATTGCCTATTCTGGTCGCAGAAATCGTTCTTTAAAAACGGGGTACCGCACGAATTTCCATATCGCAATTCAAAAGACATATTCTTTGCCATTGTTGCATCTATCACGCAACCATCTAGAGCGCCCCTTGGCGCATATGGTTTTGGTCTACTAGGGTCAGACATATATTCGCGCGCGTCCAAATCATAGTGCGAACAACAAGTTCTCGAACAAGGATTTGTCTTATTCAAATATACATCATAGTGGTCTGAGATTATTTCTTTGGCAATATAAATATTGATTTTACCCTTGTGTTCTTGCATTAAATCATCCAAACGCACACGGCGGGCACCTTGATGTCGGCGTATGTCATCGAAACCTGTGTCCGCGCTTTCCAAGTTGCGTATGCGTGGATCATACGGTGCATTGAACCCGATAAAATAACCGTTTTTAGTGCGCTTTACATTATGATATTTAAGACCAAGTTCCAAAAGCATAATCTCGTTAGTATTAATGTCGCCGAACATCCACGAGTTTGCGTAATCACCCGAGTTGCCTTTCAACAAGATTTCGACATAGTCATCCAAGGTATTGCCGTATTGCATTGCTTGACGAATTCTGCAAGAAATAGGCAGGTTGTTTTCAAAGGGGAGAAATCCACCCATTGTTGTTTCTGTGCCAATGATACCCTTGCTCGTTACAAAAAAATCCGTGCCGGACCAAATGAATCCTGCAAATGCTTGATATAAAATGCGGTTTCCTTTGTCGCAGCGAATATCAATAACACAATTGGCATATTGTCCATCTACAAAATTGGAAAAGTTATTATGAGCGCAAACAATTTTTCCGTCTTCAGTGAAATCTTTTCCTGTAACCATAAATGCGCTACATCTTTCTTGTTGACCTTTTTTTCTTGTGCTACCACCACCTTCACCATGATGACCTCTATTGTTATTTCCATTTGTCTCACGATTCGAATACCAGTTTTCAGTCAAAGCAAAATAATTATTCCACGCAATAATTTCATCGAGAGAAGTCTTCGTACCCCCGGCGTTTATGCCCGCGGCAATGCCCTCCATTTCTAGGTAGAATTCGTGAAATTCCTCTTTTAATTTGTCATTATATAAACTCTTAGCCGCCTCAATAAAAAAGTCCCATGTTTCGCCGAAATCTTCGTAAATGATAAAATTTAACATTTTCTGTATTTCTTTAAATTCCTTTGCAACAAAATAACCGTGGGCGTATCCGCGTTCTTTCGGCGAACCGCGAATGGAAATATATTTCCAACCATTTAAATCATAACATATTCCGTTTTTCAATTTCATAATAGAAGACATAATTCTTATATTATAAAAATATTATTTTTATTAATTTGCGAGTTTACGAGTTTTCTGTAAACTTGACCTTTTTATTCTTCTTTTTGTCTTTATTTTCCTTAGCTTTGGCTTTGGTATTGAATTTCTTGTATCCAGTGTATTTCTTAACTTTTTTACTAGCCTTTGTTTCTTCTCTAGTATGTTCTTCCGGAATAGGAATATTAAATGCTTTCGACACTAAATGAAAAAAACTGATAAAATAACCTACAAGAAGTATTCCAAAAGCTAGTATGTCACTTCGATAAACTTTCTGTTTTAAATAAAATTGGTTGATTAACAATACGAGAGAAAATTGCAAAATAATCAAAAGGAAAGTATCTTGCGTTGGAGTGACCAATTTATATCTATGACCGATGTCAATTGCGAAAGTCATAAAAAACCAGTCTGCCCAAGCAAAAGGAATAGCCATAGAAAACGCTTGCCAATAAGTCAAATTTTTAAAGGGAAGTGTAACATATTGTCCCCACATTGATAAACTTTGACCTGTAATAAATAAGAGCAAATATACAAGGTATTGTATTGGTTTAGAGGTATTAAAATCAAGATTCATTTGGTTTATTAATATTACTAGATATTATATATTATAATCGCACATTAATATAGCAAACAAATGAAAATGAATTTTACAACAAAAGTGCTATTTTGGATTTTTCTAAATATATTAATTGTTGCATGCATGGATTTAGCATTATTTATGCAAACAACTTTTAAAGCTGACGAAGCAACAATTTATAATAAATTGCTAACGAGTGAATTTTGGGCGACTATGGAATGGCTCGTTTTAGTCCCCGCGCAAAGAATCGGTAATACATTTTTGAATCCAGCGCAACTCAATTTATCATCGTTTGTATTCGATTTCTTAGGACAAATCGTCACAAATAATTTTTGGTTGAAAATAGGAACAACTATTGATGATTATGTGGGAATGGCAATCATTTTGTTGGGAATGTATTGCTCAAAAATGCAAGTGTTTGGATAATATCAGGGCATAAACTTGTGCTTAGATTCTCCAAATTGCAAAAATTTTTGATTATTTCGTAAAAAAATATAATTAATATATAATGGAAAGGTTTATAAAATCCGCGAATGATAGTTATGCTATTACTCCCAAAAAACCGTTAGTTAGTCAATCAGCAAACGGAAAGTTTTCTACTTATGCTGCTAAAAAAGATACTGACAAAGTTGCTGACGAAGTTAGTGATGAATATACTAAATATTTTCCTGAAGACAACACGCAAATTCCTCCAGGTTTAGATGAAGTATTGGACTTAGACAGTAAAACTGAAAGCATTACAGCATTGAATAAATATAAAAAAGAGAATGGAATACCCTATGGCGGAAAAAAATCAAAATCAAAATCAAAAAAATCAAAAAAGAGAAAATTTAGATCAACTAAAAAGCAAAATAAAAAGAAAAATAAAAGGAGGTCACAAAAAAGATCTAGTTGCACTTAATTTTTTGTAAAAAATTGGCTAAGTTTTCAACAATTCTTTATTACATAGTTGCTAAAATGTCGACAATTGTGATGATATAAATTGAATGATTCGTCCCATTTTTTTATCATTTTATTTAATTTGTAATAACCCATTGGAAATGCAGCACTGTGTTTATTTGCGCTCAAATTTTTTATCCATTCTTTAATTAAAACTTCTTTATTATTATTTTTATTGTTGATATAAACTATTCTCGTTTTGCCTGGAACATTTTTACCTAAAAACAAATTTAAACATGTTGAAATATTAAGTTCGCTCATCGGAGAATAATCTAATAAGTATTTATGATTTTTTCTTTTAAATACAACTATATGATGCAAATTAATTTGAGGCAAAAAGGGAGATACTAAAGTCCCTATTATTTCTTTTTCAAATTTACAAGAGAAATATTTACTCATTGCGCTGAAAAAAATAAAAAATAAAAAGATAAAATTCATAATATAATTTTATCTTTTGTAAATCTTTATATAGTTTGCAAAATTCAATCTAATTGTTCATCATAACCATTCCCATAATCACAAACATAAGAATAAAAGGAATAAGAATGAGGAACCAAGCAATTCCGGTGTGACCATCCTTGCAGATTAAATTCAAAATCCATGTCCAGAAAAGAATGTAAATGAATTTGACAATGAAAATCATTGTTGTGTTAGGAACACGCGCGGAAAAAGATCCTAAATTATAGGTATTCTTGTTTCCCAAGTTCTGGAAAACAACCGCAATGAGTCCAACCATGGAAAGGACGAAATACAAAAAAGCGGGGGTGCACAATTCTCTTAGCTTTTTAGGAAATGCCATTATGATATAAGTTTAGATAAAAAATCCACCTTTTCCACCTTTTCCACCTTTTCCAAAGGTGGAAAAGGTGGAGCCAAAAAGTCCTCAAATCAAGAGCAAAAAGTCCTCAAATCAAGAGCAAAAAGTCCTCAAATCAAGAGCAAAAAGTCCTCAAATCAAGAGCAAAAAGTCCTCAAATCAAGAGCAAAAAGTCCTCAAATCAAGAGCAAAAAGTCGTCAAACCAAGAGCAAAAAGTCCTCAAATCAATAGCAAAAAATAAGATTATTTTGGCTCCACCTTTTCCAAAGGTGGAAAAGGTGGATTTAAAGGTGGTTTAACTGATCCTTATAAGGCAGAGGATTTACAGGTTGCGCGTAACCATTTATTGAATTATACGCGCTTCCCAATCCATAAGTAAATGTTCGGCCAAAGTTTACTAAATCTTGCGGTATAAACCCTCCTCCTCGCCTTTTGCTCATTTTGTTCATTTTTTTTGATTTATTTGATTTCTTTTTTCTACCTCCGGTATACTCGCCTAAAAATAATGAACCAGCTCTTTCCTGCATTACATCTGCCACTGGGTCATATGGGACATATTTGTTCAATGAAAAATGGTTTGTAACTCCGTCTTGTCCTGCAACTCCGGGCCAATTGCTTATATCTGCTTTCCACGGCGCCCCAACAAATGCAGGTTGTGGCGGATAAGGAGATAAAGTAGAACCGCCTTTTAAGCACATGGCGCAACCAGCATTCCCTCCTTTCATCGCCGAACCTTTACCTCCAAAAGGCATTCCGCAACCACAACTACCGCCTCTTCTACTTCTTTTGCCCATTGTTTTTGTTGAGCTGCAACCCTTTTGCTTGTACAAACGCTGAGTTTTTGTGCTTCGCGTTTTCATTGTTTTCCTAGATTTTTGAGTTTTACGCGTTTTTTTAATGTGTCTTCGACTTGTCATATATATTATCTAAAGAAATTTATTCAATATCAACATGTGTCAATAAATGTCGTCTGCAGCACATTTTCTTTAACCCCAACTCGTCCATAACTTCACCTTCCGCCGTCTTGTCGTGAAAATCTTTAGTTAGATACAATACCTTTTCCACGTCAACACCCTTGGCCAATTTCTTCTTCCTCACCTCTTCTACATAGTGCCTGTATTTGTTGGCTACCACCATTCCGCATGTAAAACACTTTATTGGTATGATCATTCTATTATTATGTGTTAATATATTTATATTCTTTATTTTCAAATCAATTTTTTATCTATATTGTAAATTTTATATTATAAAAATAATAAATTTATATAATCAATTCCGTGCAAATAAAAAAAATCAAAATCACTATTATAAAACTTGCGCACAGTATCTTTTAACTTTTTGCTATAAAAATATTTAATATTAACATTGTAATAATAATATTTCATCATATATAAATTGTCTACGCCTTCATTAAAATCTTCATTATAATTTTTTCTTTCATGACCTTCTTTTTTATATAATACATTCTCTGGAATTTTTACATTGCACAATTCTTCAATATATTTATAATCAATATTTTCGACATCATAAAATTTAATGCATTTAGAATTCAAAATTTTTTTATCAAACCCACCCGATGTTTGTGGTTCAAAATGGTGTTTTTCTATCACGTTCCAATTTTGTTTTTCTAATTCGTTTACAAACATTGAAAAAGTTATAAATTTCCATTTCCACAATTTTCTATACTCACCATTAATATTATATTTATCTAAAAATCCCGATACAAGTCTTTTATATGGATTTCTACTAATTATTATAGTTGTGTAATTTTCAATATCATAGGGCAAAACAGTGGACGCATTAACATTTCCATGAATATTATCGATCAAATTACTATTATTATGTTCTATAAAATAAAATATTCTTTTTATATGACTGCAACCACATTTTGGCGACCAACCAAATATTATTTTATTTTTATTATTAACTAAAAAATGCATAATATAATATAAGTATTTATTAAAATCTAATTCTTATCTTCACAATTGCCATAACACTTATTCATGTAGTAATAACTATCAACATCTAATTTATTACTTTCGTTGTCCGTCTTAAATATTGGTCCATTTTTATCACCTGCATAACATTTGCTTGTTTCGCCTTTTTGCCCCCAAACGCAACACTTGGAGTTCACACAATTCCCCTTGGTTAATTTGCCGCAACTTTCATTTAGATTTTTTGCGCTCGCATCAGAGTCGTAGAACCTGCAAAAACTATCTTCTAAACTTGTAGTTGCGGTGTCGGGATTGTTTTTATTTCTTAGAGCTTCTTTTAAATATGGTCTTGTTTTAAATACAAAAACTATTAAACTAATAGAAATAATAGAAATGATAATACTTGTAATCAAGCAGGACAAATGCAATTTCATATTGTATTAATATATATTATTAATAAATATTATTAATAATATTTTGTAAAAACAATATAGATTTTAAAAATATAGTATAATTATTAGAAAAATGGAAAATGAAAAAGACTATTATAAACTAATGGAAAATCCGTTTTTATTGGATATTGAAGACAAAATGGAATATACAAATGAAGAATTGGATCATATTCAAAGTTTGTTGCAAAAAAAATATCTTGATTATATTATTGAAGATGGTTACAATGACGACTTTAAATGGCCGTTTCATCATGTTAGAGATAGATGCACCAAAGGCCTGTGTTATAAACAAAGAATTATTGATTTACCTAATAATATTTTGCCAATGAAAAACTTGTATAAAGTTGGGGACGGCGGAAATGGAAAAAATTGTTTTGTTTGCTATAGCCACTTAAATACTGATCGTTGCGACTTTTCAAAAACCATGTTGCAATCCTTGGAAGAAGTAGGTTTTAATGGGTATTTTTATTTGTTTAATGGTGGATTTCCTAATCCAACGGGAACTGAAATGAAGTACGCAGGTGTGCCTTATTCTTTTAAAGTTTTTGCAATATTAGAAGCGCGCAAGAAAGGATTCGAAAAGGTAATATGGATCGATGCCGCTTGTTATGCTGTTAACAATCCACAAAGATTATTTGACATGTTAAATGAAAATAATGTTATTTTTAGGTGGTTTTATCCGAATCAATTTGAAACGGAACCTGGTAAAATTAGTTACGATAGAGAAGTGCTTCCAAAAACACTAGAATTATTAAATAAACTTACAGAGAGAGATGTTAGAAATGATTTTAATGTAAATACTATTGTTTTTGGTTTAAATTTAAATCTAGACATAATTAACGATTTTATTGCGGAATATTATGAGATGGTAAAATTAGGTCTACCATTTTTATCAACTTATCCCGAAGAAACAGTTTTTGCCGCAATCCTGAATAAACCAAAATATAAACATGTATTTAATTATCATAATCATGAAATTAGTAAATTATACATTAATGAACATTATCAAAATAAGAATCAAGCAAAATCAAGCGGTTACTTCTTTTTGCAAAGAAGATACTATAATTAATTGTGGTATAATTGGTAGACCCACTATTTTTATTTTTTTTAGCAATGTAATGTATATATGCCGCGTAAGACTTATCGTAGACATCGTCGCGCTTCCCGAAAGATGCGCGTTCCTGGATTAAATTCCACTATGCGTACAGCAAAGAACATTGGCAAGAAATCCGTGTCAGGAGTAAAACAAGGATTTTCCGGTATTTTTGGATTCTTGAAAAGCGGATTTGGTTTAGCATTCGATGCGGCCAAGGAAGGAGTGAAACAAGGTTCTAAACTTGTTTCTTCCAGAAAGAGCCGCAAACACCGTCGCAAACATTGAATATATTAAATTTTATTGAATTCTAATATATTTATTTTCTTTTTGAATGTCTAGCTTTTCTAGTTTTTTTTATAGTGTTTCTCTTTTTATCTTTCTTTGTCTTCTTTGTCTTATTTGGTTTCTTTGTCTTATTTGGTTTCTTTATTTTTTTAGTTTTAGTTTTATTGTTTCTTTTATTTTTTCTTTTATAACCACCCATTGGCACAGGATAAAGATATTTTTCCTCGGGAACACCAGTTTCAAGTATTCTGTATTCTTGAATTGCATCAGCTAATTCAGAATCATCCGCCTTTTTTGGAATTAGATTAGGTAGTTTGTTTTGTCCAAATACTAATTTATATGTTCCGGGCAATGTCTCCAAAAATGCAAAAACCTTACTACTATCTTTTGTATCTTCACTTAATTTTCCCACCTTTTCTCTTAAATTAACCAAATCCTCGAAACTTACTTTGTATGTACCTTCCGCCCCATTTCCCGTCATTGTATCTATTCTCAATTCTGTGTCTCCAGCCTTGACGCCTTCTTCAATATTAGTTTCGGGAACTCGTCCAATTTCACTAGTTTCAAAAGTTAATGCAGAGCCTATAAATAAATGAGCAACATCCGCCGCTTTTGCAAAACTTACATATAAATAAGTCATATGATCTGCAATATTGGGAGCGGCGTTTGCTAATTTTGTTAATGTGCTGGGTTCTTTGTCTGTGCAGTTAATCGATTTGGTGTATTCAGATTTTGGTAAAGGTCTCATTGTTGTTGAACTTTTGCAGTCTCTAGAAACTAACTTTCTGTTTCCGGCTTTTTTATCAGCAACGCTGGAGCAAGGGTGATAAAATCCAAAACCTGGTGGAGGCAAAGAAGTTACCGGATCGCCGTCATTTGAAAAGCGTTGAAATATTATTTGACTGTCCACAACATACTTACACAATTCTTCACTTGATTTTTCACCAAGAGCGCGCGGCGAACCAAAAGAAATGCAAATGCATTTTTTATTCAAAATTGTTTCCCTTTCTTTTATTGTTTTGCAATACTCGTAACACATCATTGTTCCCATAGCACCTCCCAATGAATGACCCGTAAATACAGGTATACTTTGTCCTTGCAAGAAATTTTTTGATAGGTAGTCCATTGCATCAATAATTGTATGCGAAATTTCAAATACTATTTTTCCAATACCTAATAATAACTTTCGACCAACATCATCAATGGTAACGGGAACTATCGAATCGGGTCTAGCGTAACTAGCCGCAGTTTTTATGCTATAGGTTCCTCTAAAACTACAAAATATTAAATTTGGCAAAGTTTTAATCCCAATAACCAGAACATCTCCATAATTTGAGTCAGCTATACTAATTATTTGAACATTTTGATCCGTTGTTTGAGTATAATCAGGACTATTTGTCGTGTCTTCAATTAAAACATTTATTCTTTTTACATAATCCATAAAATCTATTGCTTTTCTTTTGTTTCCAGCACTGTCTGTGTATTCTCTTAATTTGAGTCCATTTGGGTTTGCATTTAAATTAAATAGCCGGTCGTCTTCAATCTTAAAATTTGCGTCTGTGATTGTTGCAAGACCTGCAATAATTTCTGGTGGTATTATTCGTAAAACGCCTGATATTAAAAATAATGGCATTGGATCTTCCGTATAAGCTATTCTGGAAAATGCTGCGCATAAAAAATCAAAAAAGCTTGCAATACCAACTGTACCGTCGGTGTTACTGCTATTACTACTAAAAAGTCCCATTTTTTCTTATATTATCTAAATACTATTTTTTAAAAAATATTCAAAGTAACCCCCACGCTCGTTTTTACCTTCTTATTTGCTTTTTTTCCTCCTCCGGTTTCAGGTTTGTGTATTTTATCGTGACATTTTTCGCACAATGCCATCAAATTGGCGGGATGATTCTTATGAAATGATGAACCATCTTCTGCAAAAATAAATCCGTCCTCATTTGCATCCTTTTGGTGCTGCAAATGATGTACTTCCTTTCCTGTTTCCGAATTACACATTTCGCACATTGAAATCAGTTTTTTACTATTGAAATGCGATGTCTTTAATGAAAGCACGGGTTTTGATTCTTGTTGGTACTTTATTCGAATATTGTGCGCTGCCTCTAAAAACTCAGCAGGCAAACTCAGGGCTTTGCAAACTTCGAGTCCATACATGTTGTCCCCCGGACCATCCTTCAACTTTCTATCGTAAACCAGTAAATCCCGCTCTTTGTCATATATTACTTCCATGTGTTTGAGAGAAAGAGTTGGTAGATCAGTTATCTCATCATAGGTCGTTATCTCATGCAAGTGCGTGGCAAATATAAAACTCGATTGTTTCGTCGCTAACATCTGGACCCCTGCAACAAAAATGCTTTTTGCTGAAATGCTCTCAGTTCCAGAGCACAATTCATCTCCCAGAATCAAACTATTTTTGTCCGCCAATCGCAATATAGTTCGCAATTCCGACATTTCAACAGCAAATGTGGATAATCCCTTGTGTATATCGTCATTGCCCAAAATGCGCGTAAAAATGTATTTATATGGAGAAAATTCAAAAAATGTGGAAGGGACATATAGTCCGGCTTGAGCCATTACCACTGCAATTCCAAGAGCCCGAATAAAACTCGTCTTTCCAACAGCATTTGTGCCGTAAAGCAATACACCGTCGATGTCGCCAGATTCGGTTTTACCTTCGGTTTTACCTTCGGTTTTACCCAATTGAATGTCATTGGCAACATACAACTCGTTTTGCTGTATGTGTTCAATTAAACAATGTCGAAGACCCTTGACATTTACAAATGATTTATCCGTTTCTACAATTGTCGGTTTGCAATAATTGAATTTCCTAGCAATCGACGCCTTGGCATAAATGAAATCCAGCATTGTAACAAACTCAATAATACATTCGAATTGCGCTTGACACTCTTCCAGCTTTGCAACAATAGATTTCAAATATACTTGCGTTAATAAATCCTTCATTTGCACCTTAATGGATGACACATTCTTGCACAACTCTTTAATAATTGGCATATTAATAGTGTCATTGCTAGCCGTTTGATTGTGAAACTCCAAAATATCGCGACCCACTTTGAAATCAAAAGTGCAGTCTTCATCATTGAAAGAAGATTTATAACTCAATGGAACAATAGTTTCTAAAGAAGGTAGCGACTGTTTTAGTAAAGTACACCGTCTTTTGGTCGAGAGAAGACTAAAATGGTTTTTTTCAGTTTCGTGGATTTTCACATAATCAGAAGACCGCGTCTTTACACTCTTCTTCTCATACTTTTCAATCGTCTTATTAAAATACTCGCGAATCGCCTCCAATTTATCCATTGATTCGACTAATAATTTGGCCTTTTCATCCAAGCCAGAGTCAACATTCTTCTTGAAGAAGTTGATTTCAAATTGCGCACAATTTTCGATGCCTTCACACAATGACATATCCATTGTGGAGTCAAAAAATGAAATCAAATCTCTACAATAGAGAGAAACCGTATTATCGGGCTTGTTATTGTTAGGAGTTTTATTACTTGTCAGGTAGGTTAGCAACGCGTTATCTTTGGAAACAAGGCCGTAAATCTCATCAATTGAAAAAAGATTCTTGTAAAACTGAAACAACGCTTTGGGAGCTATCTTCTTCATAATAATTTGTCGATTCAACTTGGCAATGTCCTTTATTTGGCCTAGTTTTCCGGGTAAGCCTTCGTAACTCGCGCAACTCTTCATCATATGCTCAATCATATTATATTCACCGCGCAAATAAGTTACATCAGTCGTAGGATTCAAGAAATGATACGAGAACCGGCGCTTTCCCATTGAAGTAATGCAAATATTCAGCATCTTCTCTACCGAAGATAGCTTGCCTCTTCTTTCATTGCCATGTTCATCTATAATATTGAGCTGTTTGAGAGAATGATTTGCCAATATTAATCGATCACAGCAATTCTCAAACTTGGGTTCGCTTATTTTATTAACTAGATTGGGATTGTGTTGATAAATAAAATCCAACAAAAAACAAAAGGCTTGGGTTGCAATTGCGTTTGCGTAAAAATTTTGCGAAAAGGTATCATAATCACCTATTTTATAAAATCGAGAGAAGAGCTCCTTTTGATAAATCTGCTTCTCACTATTGAGCGCGCGTTTCATTATTCCTGTTTTAACCACATCGGTGTCCTTCAAGAGAGAAATTTTATGAACCGAGTTGCATTCAATATTTGCGTAATTCAAGATTTCGTCCATTTCTGTGTCACTTATATTTCCAATCATTATAACCTCGCTCGGTTTATAAATTGAAACAAAACGCTCCAATTCATCAAAAGTTGTCGGCGTCTTCAAATAAATCTCTTTAAATTCAAAAATTGATGTTTTTCCCGTATAAATATCAATATTGGCCATTCCCACTTGAACCATTCGACCCGCATTAGTCTCTTTGGATGCCATCTTTTTCAAAATTGCAGAGGATGACACATCGACAACATTTACCCAAATCGCCATTGTATTATTAGTTATATGCGTTGACTCGTTTGAGAAATAAGTGCCGGGCGAAAATATTCCCACCAGGTTTCGCGTCTTCACATCGTCCGCGTCTTGCGCGTACACTACAACGGTGTATCCGTTTTCTTGTAGTCGTTTCATATATTTATCAATCATATAGTGGCCAAATCCGGCCATCACAATGCCATGTATGCCCATAGTCACCTTTTTATCGGCAATATTCAAGTCGCACACGCGGCTAAAATCGCTGATTTCGCTACCGCTTAGCTCACCACTAGTTTTATCTTGAAGGCCGTAAACTTCAAAAAACGCGCCAACTTGCATAAGAACGACTGTGTTTTTGCCATATTCGGCTTGATATTTTTTTGTTAGCTCAAAGTATTCTTTTACTAGCGCCATATATGAATATATATAAATACGCGGGTTGCTTTTATATATATTTTTATCAAGTTATTTTGGGTCGATCACTACAAAATCGTCATCGGGTAAACCTATTCCAAGTGTTAGCAGCTTTTTCTTTAAGTATTGAAATAATTTTTTATCGATAAAATGAAGATGATAATAAAGTATTTTCAATAAAACAAGCATCCATGATATGTAAAATGGCAATGTTGTTTTTTTATTGTGCTCATTTAAAATGTCATCTTTAATTTTTTCATTATAAATAGAAAACTCGGCGCTAAACCCCCTTTCAGAATTTTTATACATTATTTTATAACCATAAATCATCTTATTATTGCTGTTCAATCTCCACACAAACTTTTTAAAATCGCGGCGCTTAACATGCAAAAAATGTTGCATCTTGACCATTACCGATGATTCATTAGGTGTAAAAATGTCAACATCAATATCGCTTTGCCCAGGAAAATAATCGTTTCTTTGAATGCTGCCGTAGAAATATAATGGGGTTTCCAAGTAACTGCTCAATTCTTGAAAGAATTGTTCCGCATTTTCTGTTAATTTATTTTTTGTGGTTTCCATACCTAATATAAATCGAGAAAAATATTCTTATATTTGTGAATAAAATGCATTTTTGCGTTTTATCTCAAGTAGATTAATGATTTTATTACTTCATTTCGTGTTAAACCCCTATAATTATGTTCTAATAAATTATATATACAACCGTTTAAATTGCAAATATCTCCAGTAGATAGCCATGTTTCGTAATAAAATCTACCTTGCGGCCACGCCTCTATTTTATCATTTGTTAGTGTTTTGTTATATATTATAGGTTTTTCGCAAGTTTTTAAATATTTCCCAGAAGCCCAAAAAAAGTTATACCAACAATATCCATCCAAGCTAGGAAATAACGATGCTTTATTTAATTCGTTGTCATCTTCATGAAATTTTATTAATGTGTTTTTCCAATTATTAAGCGTGTATTTAGTTAAAACTTTATTTTCGCGGCTTGCATCATTAATTACATCACTAAAAAACATTCCTTTGCTGTGAATGTAAATAAAAATTTTATCGGGGTTAGTGCAAGCTTCATTATACAACTTGTTTATTCCCTGATATTCGTAATAATTTTCCGTTAAAATTGACAAAAAATAAATACAGTTGTTTTTTTCATTAAAATAATTTCTAATAAGCTCTTCAACCAATTTTATATTTTCTTCTTGCTCGGAACACACTTCAATGTGTAAAACCGCTTCTTCTAATATACCCGAATTATACATTTCCATTAACTGTGATAGAATGACCTTGTCCCATTTTTTATCAGGATTTATACACGCGTAATAAACTATGTGGATTTGTCGTTCGTCCAATTTCATAATATAGTTATAAACAAGATATTTTTTAAATATTTAACTAAATACTTTATTTATCAATAATAACTTTATTGCATACATTTCGTATTATTTTATTGATCCCCGAATCGTCATCCGGGGTTATAGTGGTAGTTATTTGATTGGCAATTTTCATATATAAATCATTCTTTTTAGTAGTAACATCCGACGCGCTCGGGTTCGCCTCTTTCCAGACAGGAATATATTTTAAATTTTTGTGGGCTATTAACGCAATGGCGTTTCTTATTTTCTGTTTGTTATCGTCCTTAATCCAATTGTCGTCCTCTTTAATGTACAAGGTTTCGCGCTTGATGTCATTGCAATGAAGTGGGCGACGCGTTTCATCGAGGTCTTTTAACCCTTTTATAAATATATTAGATATGCCTTGAACATAACCGAGTTTGCCGATATTTTCGAAATCTTCATCGAGGATTTCTAGAGTACTGATAAAGTCGCTCATATTCATAGCGTCTTTGCATTTCTCGTTTAAAAAGACTTGTAAATTGAATTGTTTGTTATTGTTATTACAATTATTATTAGCATTTATAATATTGGAAGGCTTGGACGCCAATTCAAACATCTTATTGCTCTGGTCCACGAGCAATTCTTTGAATTCTTTATTTTCAAATATGAGTGCCTGATTCTGTTTTATTAATTCTAAAACTAATTGCTTATCAATAATGGTTTCGCTGGGAAATTCGGGGAATTGTGACGCATTTTGGCATTTTTTCTTATGCTTTTGAAGACCCTGTCGATATTTATATTTCTTACCACATTCGCAGTGAAAAGTTAATGTATCTTGTATCTCTAGGACCAATTCCAAAGATGCATCATTTGTAATCCATTTCTCCTTTTTTTGGTGTTTAGGTGTCGCAATGTGTTTGTTGTAATCTTTTTTGTTACTGGTTTTGATGTTACAATATTCGCAAAAATAGTGGGGATTTTTGGGGGCAGTTTGTAATCCTAAAGCATCCATATATAGAGTGCACACTTTTTCCCTAAATAGTTTTTCAAAAAAAATGAAAAAATAATATGCTCACAGTTTTTTAAAAGGAAAAATGCGATTTACAGCTTTATGCTCACAAGCGAAAATCGGCAAATCTTTTTACCCAAAAGTAAATCCCCTTTTCAAAAATGGACAAAAAAAATGTCCAAAAACGAAAACCCAAAATACTTTTCAGCAAAAATGCGCGCCTTTCTTAGATCCCTCTACCGCGATTTTTTTGACATCAAATGTAAAATACTAAACCATAAATGCAGTCAGAGCAAAAATAATAACGCGCAACCCTTACCATAAGATTCACGATTTATATATATTATTTTCAAAGAGACTTAAAGAACCAACAGAGTTTATAAACGCGCAGCTTTTACATGGAGGTTTCACTCAAAAAGTTGTGCAACAATATATCCTTGCTGTTATTTGTAACATCGCCGGTCAACATTGACGACTCGTATATTTTGCGCAATACATCGTTTGGAGCATTGCTGCCGACCTTGATTAGCCCGTGATCCCGCAAATAGTTCTTTACATCGTTCAATGGCTTCTTTTTCAACTCTTTGTGGGCATTCATAACATTCTTTCGAGTATTGCGGTCTTTTATTAAAATGCCAACGCGTTTTTTAATGGCTGATTTGCCGAGCGTGTATTTTCTTTTGATAGTCTTTTTAATCATTCTTTTTGGTTCGTGAACATAATCGTCTACTAATTCTTGTAATTCGTTTCTTGGTTCTCCAGTTGTTGGCTCTCCACTAGCGGGTTCATTCTGGGCTCGATGTGCCTGTATTAATGCATTGTTTGACATTAGTTTCTTTTCCTCTTGCAACAATTCTTGTTGCCTTTTCATTTTCTCTTGCAACATTTTTAGTCTTTTCTCTCGCTCAGTCAATTCTATTTGTGTGGGTTTATTTGCGGGTATCTCTGTTCGAGGTCCCTCTCCCCAAGGTCCCGGTGAAAAGGTTGCCCTAGGAATATAAACTGGGGCCGGCGTAGGAGTTCCTATTAAACCATCATAATTTTTACGCGTCTGCCATTCCCGATAAGTTGGTTTTGCACCACCCTTTAAACAACCGTACGGCATATCTTGTTGAGCCGAAACGCGAGGAAAGTTGAGTTTAATTTCTGGTGTAGCAACCGAAATAGGCGGTGGCACAATATTATTTACACGCACCAATGAATTTTCCCTTAGTTCCTCTGGCAATTCCAATTGAACATAAGGCATCTGGTTTCCAATTGTACTATTTGCACTATTTGGACTATTATAACCATTATAACCATTATAACCATTATTGTTGCTATATGATGCCGGATTCTTGACGGTTTTCCTTAAAAAATTCTCTCTCTTTTCTTTTATTGCCCTTTCATAACTCTCCTTTGAATCCAGCTCTTTTCGCTCTTTTGATAACGAAGACAAATAATTCATGGAATCCATAAATTCATCCGTAAATGAACCAATATCTTCTTGTTTTTTACTCTTATCTAGTGCAGAAGTTGACGACTTATGAGCAGCGCTTTCATTATTTTTATGTTCTTTTATTCTGCTTAGCAACTGTTTTTTAATGGCATTTGGGTTTACTAATTGTGCCTTAACTTGCTTTTGTTTTCTTTCTCGATTTTTTTGAGTTTTTGCACCACTTGAAAAATTAAACAACTCTGGATTAATCTTGATTGTTTTTTTTGACGACATCACTATAATTGTATTATTATAGTTATGAAAAACATTTTCGGTAAAACAACTTAAAAGCGTTATTTTTTTACTCTAAAAGCTCCATTCCCGATAATTCATTCAAATATCGTTTACTGCATGTTTCCACTAAAAGACCATTTGCATATACTCCGTAATTCATATAATAATCGTTATTTTCCAAAGCAAAGTGGTAAATGGTATATTCCCCAGCTTCACTGTAAACCAAAGAACGATCATCGACGCAAGATGGAACGCGGTAATGTCCCTCCGTTACATAAATATCCCCATTCACTTCTAAAGTTTTTTGTTTCTGTCCGTCGTCTTTGAAATTGGGAACAAGAATAGAATGGCATCCAGTAATAACTAGGTCTTCAAATAGTTCTGGGTAATTCTCCTTGGTACACAAGTAAAGTTGATCTTTAATTCTTTCAGCACACGCTGGGTGGCGTATATTTCTTTTGCCGATTGAATGAATCGGTTTATAACCATTTGAAACAGTTTTTACTAGATGACCGGGTCTTAATTCTTGTATTTTTATATAACCATTTTCGGTTAGAATGAGCGCGTCGTGCTTGAAACACACATAATTTAATGTAGAATACCATGCACCATTTTCACTTCCGGCAATAGCATCTGAACCATTTATAAATACACTTGTAATATTTTTGTTATTTATACTGCCACTGGATTGACTCCAGGTTACACCGATGTCATTAGAGTACCAAACGCCGGTGTCGAGAGTACCAGCAATTGCATTCGACCCATTCATAGATAACGACTTGATGTATTGGTTGCTTATATCACTTACAGATTGGCTCCAGGTTACACCCATGTCAATAGAGTACCAAACGCCAGCATCGCGACTACCTGCAAGCGCGTTCGAACCATTCATAAATAACGCGTTGATCTTTTGGTTGCTTATATCGCTTACAGATTGACTCCAGGTTACGCCGCTGTTATTAGAGTACCAAGCGCCAACAAATTGATTAGTACCAGCAAGTGCATTTGAACCATTTATAAATACACAAGTTATGGTGTTTGCGCTTATATCGCTTATAGATTGTTCCCATGTTTCACCACTATCAGTGGAATACCAAACGCCACCGACCTCTGAACCAGCACCACCGATGCACCCAGCAAGTGCATACGAATTATTCATAGATAGACAAAGTATTAAATTTTGACTTATATCACTTATAGATTGTTCCCATGTTTCACCATTATCATTGGAATACCAAACACCACTTGCACCTTTGCCGCCAACGGTTACATCAGAGGAAGTTCCGGCAAGTGCTTTTGAACCGTTCATAGATAGACAACTAATTAAGTTGTTACTTAGATCGCTTGTAGATTGATTCCATGTTGCACCATTATCATTAGAATACCAAACGCCACTTGCATCCGCGCTGTTATTATTACATCCAGCAAGCGCATTCGAACCGTTCATATACACCGGAAGAATAGATTTATTACTTATATCACCTAGACTTTGGGACCAGTTTTTTCCAGCGTCACTAGAATACCATACGCCACTAGCGTCCACGCCAATTCCAGATAGAGATCCGGCAATTGCGTTTGAACCATTCAAAAATACAGAAGGGACAATTTTGCTACTTATGTCGCCAGAAGATTGTGTCCAATTTGAAAAAGACATTTATATATATATATATATAAATGTTTTTTAGTTTTATATAACTCAAAATTATTTTTTAATATTTTTCCTCTATCTATTATACATACATTGTTCTTTGCAAATATCCCTCTCTAAATGCTGTTTCTTTCCTATTTTTAACTTCATCGTTTTTCAAATATATTTGCAGACCTTTTTCTAAATCCTTAAAAGTTATTTTAGTCTTCTCTGCAACACCTTTGCAAAAGACTCGTCTACTATGCGCAATCTTTATTTTTGATAATAGCGTTTCTATATCTCTACCAAAAAACTTGAAGTAGTCGACATTCTTTTCAAACCATTTAACTCCCAATTTATCGTCAGTATCATCTATTGACCAATTTATATCTTTTACCTTTTTCAAAAATATTTTATACAAGTCTTCCGCTTTGTAATCCTCTGTTTTAAAACGCCATGTAAACCTCGAATCGAGTCCCTGGTTATAGGAAAAAAA